ATAGGCATACAAACAAATTACATATTGATGTCGATTGGGGAACAGAAGTCAAAACTAACGACTATATTGTAGCCGAATGCTACGTAATTGTTGACCCTGATACAAATACTGATATATACAATGATCGATTCTTAAAGCAATATGCAACAGCATTGATCAAGCAGAAATGGGGTGCTAACCTAATTAAATTTGAAGGTATGCAATTACCTGGTGGCTTTACAATGAATGGACAAAAGATATTCGATGATGCTACGGAAGAAATTCTTAGAATTCAAGAGACAATGCAGCTCAACTTTGAAGAGCCAATTGATTTCGCAATAGGATAATATAATGGCAACTAATACTTATTTTAATAATAAGGTTGTATCTGAGCAAATGCTCTATGAAGATCTTATTGTAGAAGCATTACAAATATACGGGCAGGACGTTATATACATCCCTCGTACTCTTACCAATTATGATAACCTAATGGGTGAATCCATTGCAGCAGACTTTGCTGATGGTTATAACATAGAAATGTATCTAGATAATGCAGATGGTTTCGGTGGTGAAGGAGATCTATTCTCTAAATTTGGTGTTGAGATCAGAGATCAGGCTACCTTGATCGTATCAAAGCTACGTTGGGAAAAGCTAACTAGTTATTCTAATAATCTCATTAATAACGATAGACCCAGTGAAGGTGATTTAATATATCTTCCATTATCAAATAGTCTTTTCGAAATTGCCCATGTTGAACATGAACAGCCATTCTATCAGCTTGCTCAGTGGCCTACATATAAGCTACAGATTGAGAAGTTTGAATATGCTGGTGAGAATCTTAAAACTGGTTACGATGAGATTGACAAGCTGGATGACAACTTTGCATTCGCCTATAAGTTATTAGTAGATGGTAGTAATGGTACATCGTTTACAGTGCATGAGACGGTAACCCAAACATTAGGTACTGGTGTTGTTATAACAGCCGAAGTTGCTCAGTTTGAAGCCGGAACCTTGCCTGCTAATAGATACCTATATCTTAGCCATGTTAGATCATCAAGTAACAAATACACTGAATTTGCGTTATCTCTTCCTGTTATTGGAATGGCCTCTGCAGCTTCGTGGAATGTAGTTTCTGTATCTGAAGACCAAGGCGATCCATTCAATAAGAATGATACGTTTGATACTCTTCGTAGTGATATATTAGACTTTAATGAATCTAATCCATTCGGAGAGATATAATGCTTACTAATGGACATTTTTATCATCAGACTATTCGAAGAACCGTATCAGTATTCGGTACTATATTTAACGATATATTCGTAGTTAGAAAAGATTCTGCAGGTGCTACTAAAGATCAGATGAAGGTACCTCTTGCTTATGGACCTCGTCAGAAGTTCTTAGCTAGATTAGAAGAATCTCCTAAGTTAAATGATACCTCAATGGGTATTAAGTTGCCTCGTATGAGCTTTGAAATTACTTCAATGGCATACGATCCAGCTCGTCAATTGGCAAAGACTACACAATTCAAAATAGCTTCTACTACACTCAATAAGAAAATTGGTGTATATGTTGCTGCTCCATATACGATTGGAATGCAGTTAAATATAATGGCTAAGACACAGGATGATGGACTTCAGATTATTGAGCAAATAATTCCATACTTCCAACCTTCCTATACAGTGACTATAAAGAACATACCTGGAAGCGATGCAATTAAAACTGATATGCCTATTACATTAACAGGCGTCAATATGTCAGACGAGTATGAGGGTGATTTTACTCAGAGACGTGTTATAATTTATACACTTGACTTTGATATTAAAACTAACTTCTATGGTCCAGTTGATGGTGAACAGGCGACAATACGTACTACTAAAACTGACATGAATAATACAGGGTCAGATTTCTATCTCGAACGTGTAACTAGTACTACAAATCCAGTGGATGCAGGAGTTGATGATAATTATGGATATACAGAAACCTATGATTTCTTCGAAGGCGACGATTGATAAGAACAGTATTGATGTTGATGCAGATTACAACTATTCACGGGCTAAGTACTATGAGTTAGTGGATAGAGGATCTGAAGCAATTGAAGCCATGCTTGAACTGGCAACTGAATCAGATAATCCACGATCATTTGAAGTTCTTGGCCGTTTAATAAAAGACGTTGCTGATGTTAATGAGAAGATAATTGCTCTACAAAAGACAAAGAAGGATCTTCAAGATAATAAAGGTATTGCTGCGATAGGCAACGGTACTGTAAATAATAATCTATTTGTAGGATCTACTACTGAACTACAAAGACTATTGTCGTCTACGCCTACTGAAAAAGAGGTAGTAGATGACTCAAAGGACTGAAACTTATCTAGGTAACCCTCTCATCAAGCGCGATGGGGTTTCTCAAGGATGGGATGAAGCAAGTATACTTGAATACCAAAAGTGTATGAAAGATCCGGTATACTTTGCAGTTACATATCTTAAAGTAATTAATCTAGACGAAGGTTTAGTTCCGTTCGAGTTATATGACTATCAAGAGAAGATGTTTAATCATTTTAATGATAATAGATTCTCTATAGTACTTGCGTGTAGACAATCCGGTAAAAGTATATCATCTGTCGCGTATATATTATGGTATGCTGTATTCCATTCAGAACAAACAATAGCTATTCTTGCTAACAAAGGTGCTACTTCACGAGAAATGTTATCTCGTATTACTCTTATGTTAGAGAATCTTCCATTCTTTCTTCAACCTGGATGTAAGGCTCTTAATAAAGGTTCTATTGAATTTTCTAATAACTCGCGTATTATTGCATCTGCAACATCAGGTTCATCTATTCGTGGTATGTCTATTAACCTATTATTCTTAGATGAGTTTGCATTCGTAGAGAATGATGCAGAATTTTATACCTCTACATACCCTGTAATTTCATCCGGTAAGAATACTAAGGTTATTATTACTTCCACGAGAAATGGCGTAGCTAATGTATTCCATAAATTATGGGAAGGTGCAGTACAAAGTACAAATAAGTTTAAACCATTCCAAGTAGATTGGTGGGATGTGCCTGGCCGTGATGAGGCATGGAAAGCTGAGACTATAGCAAACACATCACAATTACAATTCGATCAAGAGTTTGGTAATCAGCTTATATCGTCAGGTAATACATTAATTGATGCTAATAAGTTAATGAGTCTGGTTTCTATTGAACCTCTGTATACTCAGAATGGCGTTAATTTATATAAGAAACCAATTGATGGCCACGATTATTTAATGTTTGTTGATGTAGCAAAAGGTAGAGGACAAGATTATTCTACCTTTAATGTAATAGATATAAGCACAGAGCCATTTAATCAGGTAGCCACATATCGTAACAATATGATATCTCCATTATTGTTTCCTGATGTTATATATAAATACGGAATGACATTTAATGAAGCATACGTTGTTATTGAAAATAATGCATCCGGTGATGTTGTATGTAATGGGTTATATTACGATTTAGAATATGAAAATGTTCACGTAGAAAGCGCTGTCAAAGCTGGCGGTGTAGGTGTTACAATGACCAAGAAAGTTAAAAGAATTGGTTGTTCTAATATAAAGGATTTGATAGAGCAGGGCAAAATTGTTATCAATGATGCTGAGACTATTCGTGAGCTATCAGCATTTTCAGCTAGGGGAGCCTCATACGAAGCATTACCTGGAATGCATGATGATCTAGTAATGAATTTAGTTATGTTTGGGTGGTATACATCTACACCATTCTTTCAAGAAATGACTAATATAGATATAAAGAATATGTTGTATGCAGAAAGATCATTAGAAATAGAAAATGATTTAGTGCCGTTTGGAATATTGCCAAGTAATACCGATGATGAACCGGTACAAGAAATGCTTGGTGGTCAAATGTGGAATTTGGAATAATTATAAATAGTGGTAAGAATGAAAATAATCCATATTATGAACCATATAATGAAACCATATAAAATAAATAATGAGGAAAGATCATGGCATTTTTAGTTTCACCTGGCGTACAGTCAAAAGAAATCGATGCTTCTAATTCAGTTCCCGGAGTTTCAATGTCAACTGGCGCTATCGCTGGTTCATTTAACT